CTTTAGTGTGGATAAAGCTGTCATAATTGTCTGTATGACCGTAGCGATACCCTCACCAACTTTCTGGAATGCTCCGCTGGTTTTGATAAACTCATCAAACGTAACAATAGCATCGCCAATCCCACCAGTGAAACCAAGAATTCCATCTCCGAGTGTTCCAAACCTGCCAAACAACGGTTTAATTGCCGTAAATATAGCAGAAAAGGCTTGTTTAACGATGTCCAAGATCGCAAACAAGCCTTTGAAAGTGGATTTTAGATTAGCTGAAGCTGTATCACTGAGCTTCAAATTTGCTGTGAATTTTCGCAAATTCTCAGTAATATCATAAAGCTGTTGGGCTGTGGTGGGAGGAAATATCTCACGGAATGCCTCATAGATCGGTTTGATAACACTCTGAACGCCTTCAAAAGCATTTTTAAGTGCCTCAATCAGTTTGGTTCTTCCGCCAAGATCTTTCCACCCTTGCAACATCTCATTGCGAGCATCTGCTTGGGCATCGATAAATCCACCGATAACCTGACTGAGTCCAGTCCAAAGTTCTTTGGCTTCCTCGAAATCACCAAACAGAATTTCCCATGTATTTGCCCATCCGGAGCCTACGGCTTCCTTCAGGGTATCCATTAACTGGGTAAATGTTTTAACATCCTGCGCAGCAGCAAATGCTTTCGCACCAATTTCAGTTGTTTCATCGGCGTAATTACGAAGCGTGCCGACAAGAGCTTCCGTGGTCATCCACTGATCCTGCAAAGAATCATTGAAGCCATGTGTAGCATCGATGACATTACCCTTAACCGTTTTATACATGCCGTCGGCAGTTTTAGTCAAGGTGCCACAGGCAACAGCCGACTCAAGAAGCTGAGTCTTGAATTCAACGGTAGCCATATTAGCATTCTCAATTGACTTCCAGTCAATCAGCTTGACATAACCGGCAGACAGTGCCTGCGCAAAGTTATACATGGCACGGGATGCCTCATTTGCATTGGCGCCGGACACAGCGGCAACATTCGACACACCCTGAATAGCCATTACTGCATCCTCAAGACCGACACCAGCATTGGTAAATTTACCGATGTTGGAAGTCATATCCTGGAAGGAGTAAATGGTCTTATCCGAGTAAGTGTTCAATTCCTGAAGATACTTATTAACTTCTTCAAGAGAGGCGCCGGTACTCATCATGATGGTCTGAATTGACCCCATCTTCAGCTCGTATTCCTCAAAACCCTGACTAATGGGTTCAATCGTCAAGGAATGGAGCATCTGTTTACCGGTGTTTACAACCGAGTTGGTGATGTTTGCAAGGGCGGTTACAGCCATGACTTCCAATGCCGAGAATCGAGTCTTTACTGTTTCAACCGCAGAGCCAAGCCCCGACATATCGACTTTCTTAGCAGCACTGTCAATGCTTTCAAGACCTTTTGTAGCGCCATCCATATCCAAACTTTTCTTTAATTTTTCAATGGTGGACAAACTGGTTTGAACATTGCTCTCAAACTGCTTATTGTCAAACCGCATTTCTACAACTCTTTCGTCGATGGTTTTACTCATAGCTTCGTAACCTCCTTCCATGCTTCGTTTGCGATTTTGTCAAAAATAGGCTGGATAGCAGGATTGATGTAGTCTCGACCCTGTACCCAGCCTCCGTTACGGGTTCCATGACCATATTGCAGAATGATCGCAATTGGAACCCCATTTTGAATATTTGAGTTGTAAAAGGTGATCTTTGCAGATCCATTTCGGTTTACGATTTCGTAATACCACGAACTGGCGGTCAAACCGGAATCGACAGGCGTTGCAGACGCAAGAGCAGCGACCCCTTCTCGGCCATACTTGTCGAGGTCTCCGAGACGGACCACTTCTTTTGCCCTCTCCAAAAAGCGTGTAACCTTAGAGAAGTCTCCCTTGTGACTGAACCTTATCATTCACGGACCTCCTTATTTAAGAAGCTGATTAACCCGATTCTGTATTACGGAAGGATCATAACCAGCTGCCTTCAGACGATTAGTCCTGTCCGCACCATTACCCCACAGACCCTGAATTACTTCACGGGCAATCTGGTCAGTGCTTTTCTTTGCAGAAGATGCAGAGACTGCCGTCCCGCTTTTGGTTGTTATATAGGTGTCAAAACCAGCAGCTTTCAGCTTTGCAGCCATAGCGTCAGCATTTGCTTTCTTACTGAATGCGCCGACCTGAATCTTGTAAAGGTTATCGACCTTAACCATGTAGGTATCGAAACCGGCGGCTTTCACCTTCTGAAGCATTGCATCTGCGTTCGCCTTGTTGCTGAAAGCTCCTGTCTGCACCCGATAAAGCACCTGATTATCGGCAGGCTTCTCAGTTCCGCCAGCAGAGCCTCCAAGCTTAGCCGTAACTTTGGACGCAAGATCTCCCATTCGAGCATACATCCAGTCACCAGGGCAACTCTTGTTGGCAAACCAACGATGTACGGTCAGAACCATTTCATTGGAAGCCGGCTCATAGTTCAGAGTCTTCGTTTTATCACCGAGCCAAAGCAGCTTGGTTTTGCCATAGCGTTTGCAAATGTCCACACAAAGCTCGATCAGCTTGGCATATACGGTGTCATTGAACGCGTAAGGATGCGTAGCATCGCTGGCACACTCAATCGTAATCGCACGCTGGTCATTTGCATTGGAAGAAGAACACCAGGAACGATTCTTCTCCTCCACATACATACCTACTCGACCGTCTACACCGATACCGTACTGACAAGAAGCCTGCCGGGAAGTCGGAGCAAAAATATTGCCCAGGGTTTCTACCGAGCACTGACCGACTACGCAATGAGGTGTAATACGGTCAACGGCATGAGTTCTCTGCCCGGAATGATTCGGGCTCAACTTGGTATAGGATACCAGAGGACTGTTACTCATTTTTTGTTTCCTCCTTCACGCTTTGAATCTGCTTCAACATCTGAATCACCTTGTCATAGCCAACCGTAGAGATCAAGAAGCCCAGATACATCAGAACAACGATCTCAACTCCGATCTTCATGGTGAAGACGGTGTCAGTCATGATAAGGTAAATTACACTGACAGCACAGGCGATCAGGACGGATAAAATAGCCGCAAGAACATTGGAAGAATACTTGACCTTCGTTCCATCAAGCAACTTCTTAATGCCCTCCACTGTCAGATTTGTGATAACAGATACGATCAACAGTGCTGTAGTCAAAAAACTGATAGGCATAACTAAACCTCCTCATAATTCGTATTTTCAGCAGACTCGCTTTCTTTGTTCAATCTCTCTTCTCTTTTTTCAAAGAAAGTTTCAAACAAGGCCTTCAGAAAATAGCCAACCATAACACCCACAATTGTGGTGGCGATAGTGCTGGAAAGAGACTCTGCAATTTGTACCTGCCCCATAAATGCAAGTACATAAGACAGTTGCAGATCGATCAATGCAATAACAAGAATCGCTGTAACTGCTTTTTTGGTATAAGTTTTCAGCCATGCTTTATAAGATGGCTTTTTATGGCAAACCTTCTTAAAAAAGCATTTTCGGCATCGTCTGTTCATTCAATCACCCCTTAGAACCAAAGCGTTTTCGATTGGCGGCATTGATGGCTGCATTCCGATTCCACATTTCACGCTTGCTTCTTCGCTTAGGTGGAGAATTCTTGACATTGCACACCCGTATGAGAGTCAACAGCCTATTCAAATGCCATTTTTGAAACTCTACAGGAATGTTATAAGAAATCATCCAGTAATAAATAAGCTCAGATGTAACCGTTTCCTTGTGACCTCTGGCTTGCTTATCTTCAATGAGACAAGTTGCAGTCATTGGTGCCTCGATATACGCATTGATGGCGGCATAGTTTTCAGCAGACAGCCGAGTATATACTTCGGGATCGATATTCTGGGTCAAAGTCATGCATCGTACATAATCAAGAATCTCCTCATCAGTTTTTTCTTGCTTACCGAGAAATGCCTTGTTCCATTTACTTTCCCATTTTGAAAGAGAGACTAAGGAATGCTCCAACTGCAAAGTCTGCTCTTTCTTGTAGATAAATTCCTCGTGAATTTCATCCCAAAACTCGGCAGCCGGCACAGTAATTTTCAGCATTCCTTAGTCCTCCGAGCTTTCTTTAATTAGATGCGATGGGTGCAGCCTGCTTATTGCCGTTAGCACGCATCACACGATTTACAAATTCGGATGCAGCACCGGCATCGGTGACGAGCTTTTCGAACAGTACCTCGTAAGCGGGAGTTTCCATAAAGCTTCTGGAAATCTCCTCGGACTTCATGAAGCGTCTGCCATCATCGCTCTTCTCACCATAAGCGGTCTTAATAAAGTTCTCGAAGAACTCCATAATAAGCGCACCATTCGGACTGGCAGCGATACTCTTAAGCTGAACATCGTAGCCACC